CGCTGGCCGCGGCCAGGGTCCCGTCGCTCTTGACTTCGAACAGCCCCCCCTGCCACTCGACCAGGAGCTCGATCGCGGTGACGTTGTCGCCGTTGGTCGTATAGGTCAGCCAGGCGGTGGAGATGGCGGCATCGGCCGAGAAGGTCGAGGTCGTCTTGTCCCCGAAGAGGCTGATCGCCGATTGCCCGTTGGTCCCGACCCGGCTGTCGGTCGTGATGCCGCGGAAGTTCGCCGCCGGCTGGCCGTTGATCTTGTCGATCGCGACCGAGGACACCTCGCCCTCGCTGACGGCGCACAAGGCGTAAAGAGTCGTCTCGTCGTTGTCGTTCTTGAGGAAGAGTTGGATGTACTGGCCGCCGACCTTGTGCGTGCCGTAGACCACGCCGACGGGCGCGCCCAAGCGCGTGCTGTTCTTGATCCCCTGCCAGCCATAGGTGGGCGACGATTCCAGATCGGCCGGCCCGGACCCCAGCGCCGGCCGCAGCGCGCGCGGGTAGAGCTGATTCGTGGCGAGTGCCGTCGCGCTGTCGACACTCGGCCCGGCTAAGCCGAAGGCAAGGATGCCGGCCAGCGGTTTCGGGGCTACTGTATCCAGGGCCCAGTAGGCCCCCAGCGGTGGGAAGACGATGCCCGAGATGATCTTAAAGGTGCCTTCGTCACGGAGCCTGGGATAGCAGAGGATTTCCGCCCCCGGCAGGACGCGGATCTCCGCCCAGGTCTCGGGCGCGAGGACCTCCCCCGACAGCACGACGACCCAGGAGCCGTCGTCCTTGACCGACGCCGGCAGCAGCTCCCGGACGGTCTTGCCCCAGTGCGGCAGCCGGACGCTCTCGCGCTCGTAGCCGCTCCGCTCGAGCGCGTTCTTGAGCACGGTCAGCGTGACCTTGCCGGGATCATGCAGGATCGTAGACATCAGGCTGCTCCAGCTCGAGACACGGCAGCGGCGATCGAACGACCGACGCTCGCTGACCCTGAGCGCGTGGCTCGATCAGCGATGCCGGAAGTGGATGCCGCCCATTGATCAAAGTTCATACACATAGGCTCCGAGTAATTTCTCAGGCCACGGCTCACGATCGAGCCGGCAGAGCGTCACACCCACGCGACGGGCGCAATGGAGGAATCGGTTCGGCTCGACCAGGACACCGGCATGGACGGCGGCGCCGTCGATGTCCCGGAACACGAGGACGCTCCCGACCGGCGGCGGATCCACGCGGCGCCAGGCGCCGAAGAGTGAGGAGACCCAATCGAGCCCGGCGGTGCCGGTCTGGCCGAGCTTCACCTCAAGCTGATCCTTGCCGGCGAAGACGTCCGGGACGGTGATGCCCTGTCTGCGGCAGAGCTCCATCACCGCCCCCCAGCAGTCCAATCCCTCCGCGATCGCGCGGCCGCCTTCGGCATAGGGCACGCCCACCAGGTCGGCATAGGGCATCGGCTTCATGTGAACCGCCCTCCCACGGCCACGAGACCCGGGAAACCCCCGAAGCGTGTTTGATTGGCATGGGCCCGGCAGCCGTTCGTCCCCTCGAGGATCTTGTCGCACGTGGCCAGGGCGCCGACGTAGCCGCACTCGGTGGACTTGTAGAGCCAGCGGCAGTTGTCCCGGAGGAAGCGGCCGCCTGGGAATCGCTGATCCAGCAGCCGCAGATGGCTCAGGAGGAACGTGACGGCCAGCTCCGTGACCGAGATCCCCGTGATCTCGTAGCTCTCGTCAAAGGCCGTGCGCGTGGCGTCCGCCAGGTTGTCGCTGTGGACGATCCGGAGCCGCACCCGCTGTCCCCGCATGTCGTTGGCTTCCAGATAGGCGGAGATGACCTGGCTGACGTTCTGCACGGTCACCTCCACGTCCGGGAGGCCTCCCTTGCTGTCCGAGCCGACCGGCGAGACCGTGAGCGCGAAGGGCGAATAGGTCAGGCTGTCGAAGGCCACGGACGCCGGATTCGGTGTCAGGTACAGCGTGACGCTCGAGCTCACGACCACGTCGAGCAGGGTCAGCCAGCTCGAGGCCGAGCTCTGCTTGTTCTTTTCCGTGACCAGGTTCGCGTGGATCGAGCGCATCTACAGGGCCTCTTCGAAGACGAGGTTCTCGATGTCATAGGTCTGCGGACCCGTGCGGCGCACGGTCGGGATCCCGACGAACCGGACCGAGTAGGTATTCGCCGTGCGCGGGTCCGTGAGATCGAAGGCCTCGGCCCCGCCTTTCCGCGCATCCCAGAAATCGAGGAACGTCGTGAGATTGGCCGAGGTGATGTGCCGATGGGCATTGGGCCCGTAGAGCCGCGGCGCCCCCGTATTCTTGGCCCTGGTCTGGACATAGCCCTGCTCAAACTCCGTCCGCAGCGTCAGCCATTGCTTGATCAGCTCCCCGAACGGAAATTCGAACAGCAGGCTCGGATAGGCGGCCATGGCTCAGGTCCCTCCGAAGGCCTGGCGCAGCACGCCGTTCCGCCGCATGTTCCGGAGGATGACGTCGACCACCCAGTTCTCCCCGACGCGCCGGAAGTCGACGTCCGCTCCCGTGCCGGCCGGCGCGTTGTAGATGTTCACGGTGGGCGCTCCGCCGCCGGCAGCCTGCGGCAGAATTCCCTGGTTGATCCGATCGAGGAGATTCACCCCGTTGCGATTGATGACATACTCCCCGGGTGTCAGCAGCGCCGGCACCCGATCGCCGTTGGAGAAGAGGACCGGGCCGCCCAGGGCAAAGCGCCGCTGGATCCCGCCGCCCTGGTTGATGCTGCCGGCGTCCACGTCTGCGCCCCCGAGGATCCCGACCGCGAGCGCCTTCTTCAGGAGGTAGAGGGTGATCAGCTGCGCCAGCACTTCGGCGATGATGTTCTTGACGGAGTTCATCACCCCGTTGACGACGTCCTGGAAGCTCTTGAATTCCAGGTTCATCGCGTCGAAGAAGAAGGTCTTGAAGCCCTGGCGCATGGCGTCGGCCGTCTGGCGCGCGGCGTCCACCGCGACATTGAAGGTGCTCGAGAGATTCGTGATGTACTCCCGCAGGCCCAGTTGGTAGAGCTGCACGAAGTTGGCGTTCTCGATCATCCCCTGCCGGCGCCGCGCCCGCTCCTCCGTGTCCATTTGCTGGAGCGTGGCCTGGGACAGCAGGAGGATCTGCCGGCGCTTCTCTTCGCGTTCGATCGCGCTCCGGATCCCGGCCGCGTCCCATTCCTCCATCTTCGTCGCGATCTTGCCGTTGATCTCCACCACCTTCTTGGCGTGATCCTGCTGGAACTTCTCCTCGTCTTCACGATCCTTGAAGCCCAGGGCTTTCCGCTGCGCGTAATAGGCGGCATACAGGGCGCGGAGCTGGTCCAGGATGGTGAGCTCGGCGTTGAAGACGCCGCTCCGGATAGAGCCGATCTCCGTCTGCACGTCCTGCTCGGTCTTGATGCGCCGGCTGCCCTCGAGCTCGGCCTGGGCAATCTTGGTATCGGCCGCGGTCTTGTATTTGTTCACCTCGGCCGTCAACATCGCCTCGATCACCTCGAGCTGCCCCTTCATCGCGGCTTCGCGGACCTTCCGCGCGTTGTCCTCGTCCACCGCGCCCCCGCCGCCGGCGCCGGTCCCGCTCTCGCCCCCTTTGCCCCCGACCATGGCCGCCAGGCTCCGTGCCGCAATCCCGCCGAGTCCGGATTGTCCGGTGAGGAGACGGAGGAACGCCTGGCCGGCCGGCGTATTGATGAGCACGACCCCTTCCCGGATGAGCTTGATGACGTCGGTCATGATCGGGATGAGCTGCACACCGAGCGCGTTGCGGAGCCCGATCGTCGCCGACGTGAGCTTCTTGAACTCGTCCTCGAACTGGGCGGCCGCCCGGGCATCCTTCTCGGACATGACGATGCCGAGCCGCTCGGCCTCGTGCATCAGATCCACGATGCCGGCACGGCCCATATTGAGAAAGGGGATGAGGTCGAGGCCGGCTTTCCCGAACATCTTGACGGCCAGCGTGTTCTTGACGGCGCCGTCGGCCATCTTCGAGAACTTGTCGGCCGTCTGCAGGAGCATGTCCTGTAGCGACCGGCCCTCCTGGCCGGTCTGGACCATGAACTGGGACAGGCCTTTCATGCCAATGATGAGTTGCCCTTGCTCGACGTCGGCGATCTTGGCGGCGTAGGCGAGCTTCTGGAAGGATTCGACGGTGGTCTGAGTCTTCTGCGCGCCCTTCAGCGCCTCGTCCGCATAGCTGGCGGTGGGTTTGGTGATGGCAAAGAGCGCCCCGGCCACGGCCAGCGCCTGCGTCTTCCAGTCGGTCAGGACCTTGGTGAAATCGCCGAGGAGGCCCTTGGATTTGGTGAGTTCGCTCTGGAACTGGGTGGCGACCAGCCGGAGGACGACGGCGAGTTCTTGATTTTCAGCCACAGCGTGACCTCGTCGGGCCCGGGCAACTCCGGCAGGCGACCAAGAGCTTGTCCTCGAAGGCGTCCCGGCAGAGCGTGATCAACTTTCCCTCGCAGGCTTGTCCGACCGGCTGCCCCTGGCCGTCGGCTGCTATCGTGAGCGGATCCAAGTCCTCGAGCGTGATGCCCATCCACCCGAGGACCGACGCCTCCATCATCGCCTGCCGGCGCCGCTCCTTGGCCCAGGTCCGCGCCTGGGCCAGCGTCATCTCTCCGCGGACACGGGCGCGCTGGCTGAAGTCTCCGGCACAGAGGAAGGCATAGAAGGCCTCAAAGTCTCGGCCGCTAACAGCACCCCGGCGGTCGTGCTCCCCATGATGCGGTTGATGCTCATCAAGAGGGCGGGTAGCGTAGTCACCGGGTTGCAGTCGAAAAAATCGGTCACCACCTGGACGGCCACATCCCACCTGCACTGGTTCCGGTGCCGTGCGGCCAGCTCCTCCAGCTTGCCCTGGTCCAGCGCGGTCACCAGATCCTGCTGGGTCTGGCCCTCCTGCACCAGGACGCAGGCCAAGGCCCGATAGAGCTTCGGGCCCATGGCCTTGATGACGACCTGGATGTTGCCGTCCGGCATCGAGAGCCCGTCCAGCAGCGGCGTCAGGTGCTCGGCCTGGCCGAGCACGAGAGTGTCCTGCCAGTACGTCTGTCCATTGATCTGATAGGTATTGCGGTTCCCCATGGTGCTCCTTACGTCCACGCGAGCGAGATCTCGTCGTTCACGGAGCTCCGGTTGAGCTGGCAGTCGACGGCGAAGATCCCGACGCCGTCACGCTCCGTGTCGTTGATTCGTTGGTACTGTGCCTTCGGTGCGGTGAGCGTGAGGATGTTGCCGGCGGAAGCCCCCAGCACCACCGAGAGCGCCCCTTCGGTCGAGGCCAGGAGCTTGCCCATGAAGTCGTGCGTGGCGACGAGCTCCTTCTCCGGATCGAAGGACAGCGTCGGCCGCCGGTCCTTGATCTTGTAGGAGAAGATGCCGGCCGTCTTGTTCACGTCCAGCCGCGGCACAATCTCATTCCCCATGTCGATGGCCAGCGCGGAGATCTTGGCCGCGAAGGTCTGCATGGTGAAGCTGATATTGGTGAGCCGCTCCGGCGACGTGGTCTCGATGCCGGAGAGCGTGAGCGCCGACTGATCGGTCAGCGCGACAAACACCCCCATGAACTCGAACTCGATCAGGACGATCTCCCCGACCTTGCCGGCGAAGCGCCAGGTCCCGCTCGCCCCGAGCATCTGCCACCGGAGCGTATTCCCGCTCTCGGGCAGGTCGTACAGGTTCAGGGTCAATGTCGGAATCGCCACCGAGATCGGCGCGTAGGTGACGCTGGTCACGGCCACGACGGTCTCGCCCATGCCGCAGGCGCGCAGGAGCTTGCCGATCTTCGGCGCCGTTCCGGCCGTGCCGCTGCCCTTCAGCTCCGCCTTGAAGGTGAGCTTGCCCTTTCGCAGTCCCGTGACCGAGCTGTACTTCGAGAGATCGCTGGCCACGGGCTTCCGATCGAACTGGTCGATGTCGGGCGTGAACCGCGGTTCATAGACCAGGATGTCCCCATCTGACCCGGCCAGGGTTTCGGCCGTCCCCTCCGCCGCTTCGACTTTGGCCGCCAGCGCCATGCGGCGCCCGAGAAATAACGCCATGGCTTACTCCTCTCGTCTGCCCCGAGCGGGCTTCTTGGGGTCCACCTCGACGCCGCAGGGATTCGCCCCGCGCGTGAGCGTCCGCCCCAGTTCATCGGATACTGTGACCTCGACCCCGTACTCGCTCAGCTTCCCGTCCTCGAGCTGGATGCGCGTCGCTGGGTTCAGTTGGACTTTCATCGTGCCTCCCTTACGACTGCAGCGTGGGATCGCCCATGCGCCGGCGATAATGGACCCGGTAGTGCAGCGTGCGGACCAGCTCCTGGACACCCTCTTCCGCCTCGACCGCCTCGCTGCCGACTTCGATCGTGTCGACCGCATAATTGCCGCGCTTGGGATCCACCATCATGGCTTTCTGGACGTCCGCCGTGAGCAGGTTCATCATCTCGTCTCCCGAGCGCGTCTCGCTGGCCTCGTCGATCCGATGGGTCAGCCGGAGATCGAACTGGCGGAAACAGGTCACCAGGGTATAGTCGCCGTTGGCCGGGCCGATCTGGACATCCTCCGGGCCTTCGTGAATCAGGATGTTGGGAACGGCCTTCAGCACCTGCCCGCCTTGCTTGCGGCGCTGGACCGTGGCGGCCGTGAGGGCGAACGTGTAGCCCGCGCCCGTGATCGCTTCGAGCGTCGTCTCGATGTTCTTCGCGATGCTCTCGTAGACCGGATCAGGCATTGGCCACCTTCATCACGACCGAGCTGATGGACCGGACCTTCCGGTCCATGGCCACCCGGACCGCCCGGACCAGCGCCCCCTGGAGCTTCGGCAGCAGATCCGTCTTGATGGCGTCACGGGCCTCTCGCTCGAAGGGCAGCCGCCCCGGGATCTTCACGGAGCGCACCTTCCCGAAGATGCGGCCGCCGCCGGCCTTGCCTTTCTTCCGGCTCAGAAACAGGAACTCGCCGGTCTTCGGGAGAATGACCGCGCCTTCGACGTGGGTCCGCACGATCCTCGACACCTTCAGGACCGTCCGCAGGTCGTTCAGCGATTGGCCGGCGGCAAACCCCTGCACATGCTTTCCCTTGGCCAATTGTCCGCCCTGGATGCCGGGCGCGCCCCGCATCCATTGCTGGATGAACTGCTTGCGGAAGCGTTTCCCGAATCGCTGCATCTCCTGCTTCAAAAAGACGAACATCTCCTTGGGCGCCGCATCGAA